TATTAGAGGTTAAATGGGTACGGCTTATTCAGGCACACAGACCTTCAACCTCTCAGTAGAAGAAATTATTGAAGAGGCATTTGAAAGATGTCAGTTAGAGACTAGAACTGGTTATGATTTAAAAACAGCCAGAAGGTCTCTTAATTTGATGTTAGCAGAGTGGGCAAATCGTGGTTTAAACTTATGGACCATTACATATGCAACACAGACGCTGACTGCTGGCACAAACTTCTACTCCATAGATCAAAAAACTGTAGACATAATTGATGCTGTCATTACAACGACAGCAGGTGCAACTTCTAATTTAGAAGGTGATAGTAGCACAACAGATGTTACTATGAATAAAATATCTAGAACAGAATACATAAACTTAAGTAAAAAAGAAAATTCATCTAGTGGTGATGCAAGGCCTACGCAGTTTGCTTTAGTGCCTGGCACAGTCACAACAGGTGGATCTACTAGCAGTGGTAGACCGGCAAATGATCTAACATTGTTTTTGTATCCTAGCCCAGACAAAGCATACATATTCAAATATTTTTATTTAGCAAGAATAGAAGATGCAGGTAACTACACTAACAATGTAGATGTGCCTTTCTACTTTCTTCCTTGTTTGACTGCTGGTTTGGCATACTATATAAGTTTGAAAAGAGCACCGATGTTAAGTGCAAACTTAAAAGCGGTGTACGATGAAGAGTTTAAACGTGCTAGTGAAAACGATAGAGAAAGAGTTTCTTTTAGAGTTGAACCGGCAAGGGCATACACACCATAGGAGGTTATATGCCAATATGTGAAAAATGTAATCATGAATGCCATTGTAGCAACAGCGGAGCTTGTTGTGGTGGACAGTGTGAGTGTTGTGATTGTGTTTGTAAAAAGGAGGACGAATGAGTAACCCAAGATATAACAGTTTAGCAAACAGCAGAGAAGCGGGTAGAGAGAAACTTGGTTCTTACGGTAGAGGTCAAAACAATGCACCTACTGCTGTAGAAGCTGGTGCTGTAACTACAAAAGGTGTTGCACCTGCAAAAGGTAAAGCACAAGATATTACCCCTGAAGGAGTAAAAGCTCAAGCCACTTCTGGCAAAGGTCAAACTCAAGACGGTAAAGTGTCTGGTACAAAAATGGGTATGGGTGCTGCTGTAAAAGGTGGCGGATATACCTGGAGCTAATAGATGCCATACGCAACTGGTAAATACGCAAAATTTATTTCTGACCGTAGTGGTATGGAGTATCCATACACAGAGATGGTTGTAGAATGGAACGGCGCACGTGTGCACACAAGTGAGTTTGAACCTAAGACACCACAGGACAGACCTAACAAGCATTCACCAGATGCAGAGTCATTACAGTTTCCAAGACCAGCAAGAGAAGAACCAGCAACAGAAAGATTGTTGCCTTTAAATCCTTTTAAACTTACAGCGTCTAGCACCACGGTATCAGTCTTTGAACCAGGACATCGTAGATCTACAGGCGACACAGTTAGGTTTAGAACTGTATCTGATAATTTGTTTGGTGCATCTAAATCAGAAATAGAAGTATCATCAGGATTTAGCATAACAAAAACAGATGATGATTTTTATACTTTTACTGTTACCACAGCACCTTCAACAACAGGAAGTGCAGGTGGTGAGTTTGTATCTTCTGGTCCAGTGACGGTGAGTAACTAATGACTACATTTTCAGAACTAACACAACAGATACTAGATTATACAGAGACTAGCAGTGATGTTCTAACGTCTACAATTACAAACGATTTTATTGAGCACACAGAAAATAGAATACTAAAAGAAGCTGACCTTGATGTTTTTAAATCACATCAATCGGTTACACTTGTTGCTAGTAATCCTTTCTTATCATTACCTGGTGGTAGTTCGCCAGATCCTACATCACTTGCTACTATAAGAACTATACATATTTTTCCTGCATCAGGAACACCTACAAGAGATTTTTTAGAGCATCGTGACCTTAGTTACATGAACGAATATTGGCCAGACAGAACTGCTACTGGCACTCCTAGATACTGGTCTTGGTGGGATCACAACACAGTATATCTTGCACCAACACCTGATTTAGCATATAACGTAGAATTAGGAATCACTAGATTACCTACAAGATTATCTACTACTAACACAACTTCGTGGTTGAGTACTAACGCACCCATGGCTTTGTTGTACGGATGTCTTGCAGAAGCCTTCAAGTTTTTGAAGGGACCAGCTGAAATGCTGCAACTATACGAACAATCTTATCAACGTGCTATGCAAGAACTAATAGTTGAACAAACTGGTAGGCATAGACGAGATGAGTACACGCATGGCGAATTAAAGTTTCCTATGCAATCTGTTAAAACAAATACTAGAGGAGAATAAACATGGCAATAACACAAGCTGTCTGCACAAGTTTCAAACAAGAGTTACTTCAGGGCACACACAATTTCACTGCTTCATCAGGTGATACTTTTAAAATTGCATTGTACACAAGTTCTGCTTCTTTAGGTGCTTCAACCACTGCTTTTACTACATCTAACGAGGTATCTGATTCAGGTTCTTATTCGTCAGGTGGAGGTACATTGACTAGTGTTACACCAACAACTTCAGGTACTACTGCTATTTGTGATTTTTCTGACATATCTTTTACGTCAGCCACTATCACTGCAAGAGGAGCTTTAATATACAATAGCTCTGATTCTAACAAAGCAGTTGCTGTATTAGATTTTGGTGGAGATAAAACATCTACAAGCGGAACATTTACAATTCAGTTTCCTACAGCTGATGCTAGTAACGCTATATTGAGATTAGCGTAGGAGATATAGATGGCATTAGTCATTAATGATCGTGTAAAAGAAACAACCACTACGACTGGCACAGGAGCTGTCGCTCTTGCTGGTGCCGTAACTGGTTTTGAAACTTTTGCTGCTGGAGTAGGTAATTCTAATACAACGTATTATTGTATTGCTCATCAAACAGCTGCAGAATTTGAAGTTGGTCTTGGTACATTGGATGGTGATAGTTCTGATCTTACACGTACAACCGTAATATCTTCTTCTAATAGTGATAGCGCTGTTGATTTTGCAGCAGGCACAAAAGATGTTTTCTGTACACTACCAGCTAGTAAATTAATATTTGAAGACGGAAGTAACAACGTTGCTTTTGCTGGTGCTGTAACAGGAATCACAAACCTCACTGCATCTGGTGAATTAGATGCAGCGACATTAGATATTTCTGGTGATGCTGATATTGATGGCACTCTCGAGGCAGATGCAATTACTATAAACGGAGCAACTTTAGCAGAAACAGTTACAGATCTTGTTGGCGGTATGGTTAGCTCTAACACTGAAACAGGCATAACTGTAACTTTTCAAGACGCAGACAATACTTTAGATTTTGCTCTTGGTGCAGCACAAACAACAATTACATCTTTACTTGCAACAGATATAAAAATTGGTGAAGATGACGAAACAAAAATAGATTTTGAAACTGCAGATACAATTAATTTTTATGCAGGAAATGAAAAACAATTAATACTTACAGATGGTGCTTTGACACCTGGTGCTGATAACATACTAGATCTTGGTAGTAGCAGTGTAGAATTTAAAGATGCATTTTTTGATGGCACTGTAACCGCAGATGCTTTTGCAGGGCCTTTAACAGGTGATGTAACTGGTAATGTATCTGGAACTGCAGCTACGGTAACTGGTGCGGCTCAATCAAACATTACTTCTCTTGGAACACTAACAACACTTACTGTTGACAATGTAATTGTTAACGGAACAACCATCGGTCACACAGATGATACAGATTTAATTACTTTGGCAGATGGTGTTGCAACTGTAGCTGGTGAAATATCTGTCACTACATTAGACATTGGCGGAACCAATGTAGCAGCAACTGCTGCTGAATTAAATATTATGGATGGTGGCACTGCAGCTTCGTCTACGACCTTAGTAGATGCTGACAGGGTAGTAACAAATGATAATGGTACGATGAAGCAAGTAGCTTTGTCAGATGTAAAAACATATTTAACAAGTGCAGGGTTCTCATCGGAAGATCCCACTGCCCTTGCAATTGCGCTTGGTTAGGAATATAATAGGAGGATAAATGGCTAATACTTTTAAAGTTGTAACTAAAGCAGGAGTTACTAGTGCTGATGTTATCTATACCGTTGCTAGTTCTACAACAACTGTAGTTCTAGGTGTAATGGTAGGTAATACAACGACTGGTCAAATTACTGCCACAGTTACTTTAACTTCAGATACCTCCAATAGAGCAGGTGCAAACGACGAAGCTAACCAAGAAGTTGAGTTAGTAACTAATGCACCCATACCTGTTGGTGGTACCCTTGAATTGTTAAGCGGTAACAAAGTAGTAATGGAAACAACAGACGTGCTTAAGCTGACAGCATCTGGTGCGGCTGACATTGCTGTGTCAATAATGGAGATAACGTAAGATGTCATATGTAGGTAATCCTATAGATACCCAAAATACATTTCAATCTCTTCAAGGTAAGAGGTTTAGTGGTGACGGGAGTGAAACTGAGTTTACATTAGATATAGCACCTGGTTCAGTATTAGACATTGAGGTATTTGTCGGTAATGTAAGACAAGATCCTAACTCAGCATACACTTTATCTGGTACAACATTAACGTTTACTGGTGCACCTCCTAGCGGCACAAACAATATTTATGTTGTTCATCAAGCAAAGAGTGTAGGAACTATTGATGTTCCAGATGACATTATATCTGGTAAAACTTTAGTTACATTAGATAATTCTAATGACCATGTATTAATAGAAGATGCTACTGATGGTGAATTAAAAAAAGCATTAATACCTGCGGCTTCGTTTGCAGGAATAGATGACCAATCTTCTTCCAACGATGACCAACTTACAATCACAGACACTGCCGTAGTAATTAACGAAGATTCAGATGACGTAGATTTTAGAGTAGAATCTAATGGTAATGCTAATATGCTCACTGTTAATGGCGGCTCTAATCTTGTAGGTATAGGTAGTGATCCAGATTTAGGAAGCGGTTTACATATAAAAATATCTGATACGGGTGCAAGTGCCGAAAGTAGTCACGACCAACTTGTTATTGAAAAAAATGGCGATATGGGAATGACTTTATTAGGCTCTAATTCAGCAGGCTGTTTTTTAGCTTTTGGTGATGATGGTGATGCTGACAGGGCCAGAATAGGTTATGACCACAATGCAGATAGAATGACTATTAAGACTGGAGGAAGTGACCATGTGCGTATTGATAGTGTTGGTAGAGTTCAAATAAATACTACAGACCAAAATGCACATCTTCAAGTTTATAATACTGGTAATGCAACATACACTGCTTTTTTTAGAGGTAACAGCACAGAAACTGTTGTGTTAATAAGGTCTAATACAGATTCTGGAAATAATAGAACAGTTGATTTTATTGACCAAGATGGTACTTTATGTGGTAGTATTAATGTAAATGCAGGAGGTAATACAGTTTCTTATGAAACGAGTTCTGATTACAGATTAAAAGAAAATGTTATTGATTTAACAGGTGCTATTACTAGAGTTAAAAATTTAAAACCAAAAAGATTTAATTTTACAGCAAAACCAAATACAACATTAGATGGATTTTTAGCACACGAAGTTCAAAGTGTAATTCCAGAGGCGGCTAGTGGAACAAAAGATGCAACAGAAACAAAAAAGAATGTAGTTGTAAATAATAAAGGTAATGTTGAACATGAGGGAATAACAGAGGAAGATTGGAAACAAGGTAAATTAGATGCAAAATTTGCAAATGATACTCAATGGTTTGCTGAAAAAGAATTTATAAAACCACAAGGAGTTGATTCTTCTAAACTTGTTCCACTACTAACTGCGGCACTACAAGAAGCAATAACAAAAATAGAAGCTCTTGAAGCAAGAGTAACAACATTAGAGGAGTAACATATGAGTAAAACAGAAATACCACCAGTAGCAATAGACCTTGACGGAGCTACAGATATTGGAGCAGATATTGTTGATGCAGATTTATTCTTAATAGACGACGGTGCAGGTGGCACTATGCGAAAGACTACTGCTTCTAGAATAAAAACATACGCTAGTGGCTTAACTGGTGTTACTACTGGAAGTGGCAATGTAACAATTACTGATGGTAATTTAATAGTTGCTAGTGGTCATGGGATAGATTTTTCCGCAACGAGTAATAGTGGAGCAGGCTCTAATATTGCTGAATTGTTTGATGATTATGAAGAAGGAACATTTTTACCAAGTGTAGCACCAACAAGTGGTGCTTTTAGTGCTGTTGGAACTGTCTTAGGATTTTACACCAAAATAGGAAGAATGGTTCACATACAATGTTCTATTACTATAACGAATGTTGGAAATGGTAGTGCTAACATGGATTTAACTGGTTTACCTTTTACTTCTGCAAGCACAGGGCCAGTTCATACTATGATGACGTGCGCTAGAGAAACACAAGTGCAAGGTCAAAATGATGAAGTTATCATGTCAAGAGATGTGTCGGCCGCAGTAATTTTAGGTGCTCATTTTGGTAATGGTATGGAATACAGTGTAAATTTTATATATAGAGCGGCAACATAAGGAGGTAAAATGGCATTAACTAAAGAAACATCAACTATAGCTACGGAGGTGGTTGGACAATACAAACACATTCAAATAGCTGAAGATACAGTTATAAAAGAAGATGATGTTGAAATTAGTAGAACAAGACACCGCAAAACATTAAATTGTGGTTCACTATCTACTGATGGCAATAATACTTTTATAGCTACAGATATTTCTGGGGAGTCTTCTGAAGTGCAAGGTATTGCAAATTTAGTATGGACTCAATCAGTCAAAGACGCGTGGAAAGCAAAAATGATTGCTGATAAAAACGCTATTAAATAATAGGGGTAAAACATGGCACTAAGTAAAATAGATGTAGCAAATATGTTAACAGGTGCAACTCCTGTAGCTAATGGAGGTACAGCATTAACTAGTGGTTTTAAAAATGGAATTACTGAACAAGACATGTATAGAATCACATCAGATGCCAGTAACCCTGCTAACACAAACAGTGGTAGATTATTATCCAACTGGGAGAGGGTTGATACAAGGGGGTTTGCTCAATTAGGAACTGGAATTAGTCAGTCATCTGGAATTTTTTCATTTCCGTCAACGGGTCACTATCTAATTCAATTTATTGCACTTCTTACTAACAGTAGTACAGAAGAGAGATTTTGCACTGCTTTTATTGAGGTTACAGAGGATAACTCATCTTTTGATAAGGCTAATGATACTAGAACATCTTTAGCAGGAGGCTCTAGTCAAAGAAATGGTTCGATTCATTGTTCTCATGTATTTGATGTTACGAATACTACTAATGATAAGTTTAAAGTAGGAGTTGATCATAGTGATTCCAACACAACTATTATGGGAGATAGTAACCAAAGTGAAACTTACATAATTGTAACAAAATTAGCAGACACGTAGGAGATAATTGTTATGGGTATAGGATTTGATGAAAAAGGTAGACCAAAACATATTGAAGCTTACTTAATTAAAGTTAGAGATGGACAATGGTTTGGATGGTCTGATTCTAAAAATAAAATTTATGCAAACTTGATAGTGCATGACGGTGGTAGCAAACCCACTGAAAAAGAATGTACAGATGGTTTGAAAGCATTACAAGACTCATGGGATGCGGCAAACGGAGGATAGATGGCATACATAGGACAAGGAATTAAGCAGGGCACGTTTAAGGTACTAGACACATCTGGTAATACTTATAATGGATCTAACACGACATTTAATTTAGGCACACAAGTTGGTTCTGCGGCACAGCTTTTAGTATCTCATGATGGGGTAATTCAAAAAGCAGGAAC